ATCACAGCAGGTACCGGGGCTGGTAAGAGCACCCTTTGTGGGGAACTCGCCCAGCATCTTATCACTGAAGGCTTTAAGGTCGGATACATCGCTCTGGAAGAATCAGTACAGCGGACTGGGCTTAGGCTTATGACCGTTGTGGCTAACAAACCCTTACACATTGACAACACCTTAGATGAACGAGACTTTAAGCGCGCTTTTGATCTCAGCGTTGGTTCTGGGAATTTGTATCTTCGAGACGGCTTTGGCTCTATCGATCCTGACGTGATCTTGAACGACATGCGCTACTTGGTTAAGGCCAAGGGCGTGCAGTTCTTGATCCTAGACCACCTGAGCATCTTGTTGTCTGGTACCTACCATGACGACGAGCGTAAGATGATCGACGTTACCATGACCAAGCTCCGCTCCTTTGTAGAGGAGACTGGCGTGGGCTTATTCCTTATTTCACACTTACGGAGGGGACGTGATGATCGAGGCCATGAGGACGGCGCTCAGATCTCTATGTCGCAGCTACGAGGCTCACACTCGATCTCGCAGATTTCAGATGTTGTCATCGGCTTGGAACGAGCTGTGTCAACCGGAGCAGACTGTGCGAGCCTTCGAGTGCTCAAGAACCGTTTCAATGGATCCACCGGAGATGCAGGAGAACTCCACTATGACAAACAAACCGGACGAATGCGGACCGCTGAAGTACTACCATCTATCGACACGTCAGATTTCTAACGCTGTCTTGATCGTAGATGATTCACGACGCGGTAAGGCCGCTTCGGCAATCCGAGATTATGTACTTGATGGTACTAACTGGGTACACCGGTTGCCAATGCTACACAAGGATTACCACAACGCCATTCTCGTTTCTTACGAGATTGACAAATTCCCTACTCTGCTGCTCTTAGACAAGTACAACGAAGAAGTGTTTCGCCTTGAGGGTGATGCAGTTCTAAACGCTGACCGTCTTATCAGCATTGTTTCCCACCTGGAGCACAACTGTGATTCTGACTTTTGACATCGAGACCAATGGCCTCGTACGCGCCTTTGATGAGATCCATTGTCTTGTAATCCAAGACGTGGAGACCAGTGAGGTGTTCCGCTTTAACGACCAACCTGACTCCAAGGAGCGGAACATCAACGTAGGAATCAACGAGCTTCTGATGGAAGCCGATGAGATCTGGGGCCACAATATTGTCAACTTCGACATCCCGGCTATCCAGCGCCTATACCCTTACTTCAAGGAGATTGAGGCTAAGATCTACGACACCCTGATCCTGTCCCGCCTGTTCTTCACGGACATCCTTGACCGGGACTTGGGCAGCAAGCCACGGGACATGCCTCCTAACCTCTATGGCCGTCACAGCCTGGAGAGCTGGGGCTACCGACTCAAGTTCCGCAAGGGTGAGTTCGGTAAGACCTGCGACTGGAAGGTGTACAGCCGTGAGATGGAAGACTACTGCGAGCAGGACGTTCGTGTAACGACCAAGCTCGTTCAGATGTTCCGTCCCAAGGTTAAGCTGTACGCTGACCCCATCCAGCTTGAGCACGAATGCCAACGCATCATGGCCGAGCAGGAGCAGTCTGGATTCCCTTTTGACATTGAGGCCGCTCAGCGCCTCGACAACAAGCTGCGCACGGAGATTGAGAAGCTCTCGGACGAGATGACTTCCAAATACGTCTTCGTACAAGGTGCAGAGTTTACCCCGAAGAGGGATAACAAGAGACAGGGCTATGTTGCTGGTTGCCCTTTCACGAAGCTTAAGTACTTCAATCCTGGCTCTCGTGATCACATTGCTTGGATCTTCACCACACTCCATGGTCACACGTTCACAGAGCTTACTGAGACAGGCAAAGCAAAGATCGACGACACCGTGTTACGGGCTGTTGGTCACCCGGATGCAGACAAGTTCGCCCGCATCATGGAGCTTCGGAAGTTTCTGGGCCTCCTGTCTGAGGGAGATAACAGCTGGCTTAAGCTTGTTGAGGGCGATGGTCGGCTTCACCACTCGTGTATTCTGAACACCGCTACCGGACGCAATGCCCACAACCGACCCAACCTCGCACAAGTCCCAAGCGGACACGAATACCGAGAGCTCTTCGGGCCTGGACCTGGACGACTTCAAGTCGGCAGTGATGCAAGTGGCTTGGAGTTACGCTGCCTTGCTCACTATCTGGCTCCTTACGATGGCGGGGCTTTCGGTAAGGAACTCCTTGAGGGAGACATCCACACCAAGCTTGCAGAGATCTACGGCACCGATCGGAAGAACGGTAAGACCGTAACCTACTGCATGATCTATGGTGGCGGTAACGCTAAGCTGGGCCTGGCAGCAGGTGCTAGCAAGGCCAAGGCTGTCGCACGTGGTAAGGATATCCGCAAGGCTGTCATGGACGGCCTGACAGGCTTCAAGGAACTGATGGACGCTGTGTCCAGCAAGGCTGAGAGCGGACAGCTCAAGGGCCTGGATGGTCGCATCATCAGGATCAAGAAGCCACACGCTGCACTGAACTACCTGCTTCAGTCATGTGGCGCTGTCATCTGCAAGAACTGGGTGGTCAACATGAACGGCTACTTCAAGGGTATGGATGTCCAGCATATGGCTTTCGTACATGATGAAGTGCAGCTCTCGATTGACCCCAAGGATCTCGAAGATGTCACCAAGTACCTTCACCAAGCAATGACTGATGTCCAAACCAAATTCAACTTCAGAATCGCTCTCGAGTGCGAAGTCGTTAGCGGTGAGAACTGGGGTGCTACCCACTAAACCATGCCACGCCTGTGGCGATGAGACTCCCATCTCGGAGTTCTCCTACTACACCCACCGCACCCTTAAAGATGGATCGAAGTCCAGAGCAATACGGCACCAGTGGTGTCAATCGTGCCAGCGTAAGCAGCGCCAGAATGTTGCGATTCTCAAGAAGACTCACCAACGTCCTGAGCGTGGCACTCCTTGCGACTGTTGCGGTAAGCCTATGGAGAGTCCGCAACTTGACCATACCCACGACGGTAACAACACCTTCCGTGGTTGGCTGTGCTCTGACTGCAACCGCGGTATCGGAGCCCTAGGTGATGATGTACGTGGAGTACTGAATGCACTGAACTACCTACTCAAATGACCCTCCTACTGATTGACTTTGACCCTATCCTGTATCGTGCTGCATCGACATCTGAGACCGAGCTAGAGTTCAACCCTGAATGCACTGTTGTCATCGGGGACTTCAAGCGCGGCAAACAGATCGTTAAGCAGCTGATGCGGGAACTCATGTCCCGTTTCGATACAACCCATGTGCTCTGCTTCACAACTAGCCCTACTAACTTCCGCAAAGAAGTCTTCCCAGCCTACAAAGGAAACCGAGTCAAGCGCAAACCCGCTGGCTATCTCAAGCTCAAGAACTGGGCCAAAGAAACCTACCCAACCTACGAAAGGGAAGGGCTCGAAGCTGACGACCTTCTTGGAGTCGCTGCCACCAGTGGGAAGCACCCGGACTTCATCCTCTGCTCGCCAGACAAAGACCTCCAGCAGTTCCCAGTCAAAATCTACAACGGCAAAGAACTCTTTAAGCAAACTAAAGAAGCTGCTATCTTCAAGCGGTGGGAGCAAGCGCTGACCGGTGACCAAACCGATGGTTACCCCGGTGCCCGTGGCATCGGTCCTAAGCGCGCCCACCAGCTGCTTAGTCAGGTCAAGGATGGGGACTACTGGCCAGTAGTTCGTGACGCCTTCCTTGACGCCGGTCACACAGAGGAGGATGCTATCACCAGCGTTCGTCTCGCAACCATCCTCACAGCGGACATGCTTGATGACGCTGGCAAACCCATTCTCTTTACACCATGACTCTGTACTACGTCCTATTCACCATCATCATTGCTGCAGTGGCCCTCGAGCCACACTTCATGGAGTGGGTGACCTTACATGTTGCCCGAGTTGAGCACTTCCTGCAGGCAAAAGTATTTACAGTTAGATTGTTGGCAGAAATTTATCTCGAAAAATTCTACATGAAGATTGGGTACATCCCCAAGAAATACTACGACATGGCCGAAGAAATCCGCAAAGACCTTGGAATCGATGACTAAGTACAGCCCTGACCACTACAAGCGCGGGAAGATCCAAGTATGGGACTTCATCGCTGACCAACAACTAGGTTACCTCGAAGGTAACGTTATTAAGTACATCTGCAGGGCAGGTCACAAGCAGCACGAGAGTGCTCTCGATGATCTGCTGAAAGCACAAGCCTACATCAACAAACTCGTTTCCATCACCAATCATGTCGAGCCATCAACAGCAAGCCGTGGAGTTCCGTCAGGTAATGGGGCAGCCACTCAACCTGTTCAGCAGGGAGGTAGTGGCTCTACAGAAGGCTCTGATCAAGGAGGAGTATCACGAGCTCTATCATGCATTGTATTTGGCCACCGATAATCTCGTTAACAAGCGTGCCAGGGAGGAAGCTCTGAAGGAGCTCGCTGATCTGGTCTACGTTTGCTACCAGCTGGCTGCTGCTGTGGGCTGGGACCTGGATGAAGCACTCGATCGTGTGCAAGAGTCCAACCTGTCCAAGCTTGTTGACGGTAAGCCCCTACGCCGTGAAGACGGTAAGGTCCTGAAGGGACCAAACTACCAGCCACCCTCTCTGATCGACCTCGTATGAAAGTCAAGCTAGTCTGGGCTACACCAGAAGGCGACCAGCTCATCGCCAAGATGGCACGGGTATCCAACCCTGCCAATGAGAACAACGATGCTACGGCACCGAAACTAATCAAGTACCTTATCAACCATGCTCATTGGTCACCCTTTGAGATGGCCTCGTTGTGCGTTGAAATTGAAACCGAGCGTGATGTCGCAGCCCAAATCCTCCGCCACCGAAGCTTCTCCTTCCAAGAGTTCTCCCAACGGTATGCAAGAGCGTCCCTGCCAGTGGTGCCAGCTCTGCGCCGACAAGATCTCAAGAACAGACAGAACAGCATCTCAGACCTCCCAGAAGAGCTCGTAGATCGCTTCCAAGAACAGATCGCTCGCCATAACCTGGCGGGCTACGACCTGTACGAGTCCATGCTCGATGCAGGTGTGGCCAAGGAGTGCGCACGCCGCGTGCTCCCCCTTTCAACCCCCACTAGGATGTACATGACTGGCACTGTCCGGTCCTGGATCCATTACTTCAAGGTCCGCTGTGACCCTGCCACCCAATTAGAACATAGAGAAGTTGCAGATGCAATCCGAAGAATCTTTGTTGGAGTCTACCCAGCAGTCGCAGCCGCAACCGGAAATAATTACCCATGAAAATAGCGTGGAGATCCGGTACGGCAATGAAGTCGGCTGGGTCTCCTCTTACCACCTTGTAGATACCAAACTGAACCAACTCAAAGCAGCACATGTCATTTCCCAAGCAAGCACCCTGCGCTAACCCCGTCTACTTCCGTACATATTCCCGCCGCACCGAGCAGGGTAAAGAAACCTGGGCAGACACCGTTGATAGGTGTGTCAAGGGGCTGACCCGTGTGGGCCAGCTCAATGACGATGAAGCTGCCCTGATCCGTGAGCAGATGTCCGAGCTCAAGGCCCTCCCCTCTGGGCGATGGCTTTGGGTAGGCGGTACCCCATGGATCGAACAGCAGAAGAACTTCAGCGGTGCATACAACTGCACCAACACAGACCTTGAAGATCTCGAGGCCTTCAGCCTGCAGATGGAGCTCCTGATGATGGGCTCCGGGACTGGAGCGATCATCGAACCTCGGACCTTCGAGAAGCTCCCTGTGGTGACACAGAACTTTACATTAGATATCCTGGAGAAAATTGGGGAAGAAGAAAACCCCCTTGAGCACACGAATGTGGCTATTTCAGAGGAGAAGAGAGAAGCCAATGTTACCGTTGGTGATTCAAGAGAGGGGTGGTGTGACGCTTTCCTCGCTCTTCTCCAACTAGCTTGTGGCCCGGTACAGATTGATAGGGTAGTAATCGATCTCTCACATGTCCGGGCTCCCGGCTCACCCATCGCTGGTTTCGGTGGGGTAGCCAACCCTGTTAAGCTTGCCCATTTCTACCGACGTGCTGGAGAAATTCTCTCCAAGGCACACGGTCGTAAGCTCACTTCTGTTGAGTGCTGCCTACTGCTAGATGAATCAAGCCTTGCCGTTGTGGCAGGTAACGTCCGCCGCTCAGCTGGCATGCGCCAGTTCCACGGTGACGATGAAGCAGCAGCAGTAGCAAAAGACAATCTCTGGCAACAGGGCGAAGATGGTAAGTGGCGGATTGA